ACATCGCGAGCTGCAAGGAGGTCGTGAAGCTCTACCAGGAAGACCCCATCGAGTGCCCGGGAGAACCGCGCGCTGTCGACCCTGACGTGGCCGCCGAGTTCGCTAAATGGCTGGAGCAGCAGACCAATTGGGATGCAGAAGTGCCAAACGTCGGTACGGACGTTTACCGGCAACTGTTCCTCTACCAAGGTGACATCAACCACTGGGCTGAGCCGCCAGCCTGCGACAAGTGCGCCAATCCAAACGCGATCACCGGTACACGCATGGGCGTCAAAGCATCCCTATGCCACGCCTGCGAAAACAACACCAAGGAGCCCTGATGGCGACACTCACGCAGGCCGACATGTTCCCCACAGCCAAACGGAACACCCTCAACTACCCGGGCGACGTCGCCGACCACGTCATGAGCGTCAACCAGCGATGGGGGCCGGACATGTTCGGCGCCCTATACGCGCCCGTGGCCGCGGTCTACGACCCCGAGGCCGACCAGACAAAGGTCACCTTCCGGTCTATCCCACGCCCACAACCACAACGCGCCCACCGCCGCGACGAGATCCCGTTGGCACACCCGGTTGGCAACCGACGCCAGCGCCGACACAAGGGAAAGAATCATTGACCACCAACGACATTGAACGCGCCGTCAACGCGCTCCTAGACCTGTCCGGCCGCATGGTCCGAAGCATCGCCGACCAGATCGAGGCCACCTCCAAGACCGTCGACACCGACAAGCTTGTGCAACGCCTAACCGGCAGTACGGATGACCCGCCAGAACCCGTGCATGTCGAGACCGTACTGCGCTGCGCGTATTGCAAGGCGTCCCTGAAAGTCAAGACGGGCCACAGCCCGTTTGAAGCCTGGATATGCCAAGCCTGCGCCCGCACCTGGCACAACTGGGACGGCGTTGCCCCGACCGTCGCCGCCCGTCTCCGCGTGACCGGAGCGGGTGATCGTCGATGACCTCGCCCACCAACAAAGGATGGCTACGCAAGTGGTTGCGCCTGGAGCCGCACCAACCAATCGGCGCAGACGGTGAATCGCCATATCTGTTGCGCTGGTATGTGATTCCACGCAATCGGTGGCTTAACATCTATCTCCACAAGTTCCTGCGCGACGACGATGACCGCGCCCTGCACGACCACCCCTGGTGGTTCGTCTCCCTGATGCTGTGGGGGCAGTACGTGGAGGTCACAGAGGAGGGCCGGTCCGTCAGGTCCGCCCCGGAGCCGTGGCGCCTCTTCTGGGGTGACCGGCCGCTTGCATTCAGGCGAGGCACATGGCGGCACCGCGTCGAGCTGGTACCGGCCGCGACGCACTCAAACCAGTTCCTCGCGCGCCGCGATCAGCGCAAGCTCCCGTGCTGGACACTCATCGTGACAGGGCGGCGGGTACGCCTTTGGGGGTTCTGGTGCAAGGACCGCGCGGATGAAACCAACGTCGACAACGCCATCGACCGCATGCGCGTCCGGCGCGGTGAGGTCTTCGAAGTAGACCGGTTTATCCCATGGGACGAGTTCGGGGCGGCCGGGTGCGGTGAGCCCGAGGCGGTAGCAGCCACGAAGCGACCTATCCTCACGACGGCCACCAGCCCGACCGTGTCGCCCGTGACTGGCCGCGTCTTACAGCTCATTGCGTACGAGCGTCATGCGCAGCAGGAGAAGTGGGGCGACCAGAATCACCCCAACGTCGACCCCGTCCTCACCGGACGCGTCGGTGGCTGCACGGTCAAGCGGATGGCAGAGGAATACGAGATCCCCACCGCCAACCGCGCCAAGTTCCTGTGCCAAACGACCGCCGAGCGCGGCCAGGCCACCTGGGGCCACATTCTCGTCGAGGAACTGGCGGAATCCATCGAGTCCGCCACACTCCTGGACCAGGCCACAGACCTGCCCGACGATGCCCGCCTCGCTCTCCGCTACAAGCTGCATCGGGAACTCGTCCAGGTCGCAGCTGTCGCCGTCGCCTGGGCCGAGAAAGTTGGCGGCACAGACCGATGAAGATCATTGACACGCAACGTCAATGGGCAACCGTCTGCGTCGACTGCCCGGCCGACGGCAACAACCCCGACGACGGCAAGACGTGGGAATTCCCAGGCACAGACGACGGCAAGGAGCGTGCGGAAGCGTTTGCCGCACGCCACAAGTCGTTACAAGGCCACCGCACCCACGTCAACGAGCAGTACACCGTGACCGGCGCCCGTTTCGACGACGGCCTCGGCTACCTCGCGGTAGGCGATGCCGGAGACACCGAGGCATCCATCGGCAAGAAGGTTCTGCTTCCAACGGTATTCACCGGCAGGCCCGCCGTGTACTTCCTGGCAACCTGCCAACAGTGCGACGGGAAGCCGATCCCATTCGGCACCGAAGACGACCGTGACCTCTGGACCGACGGCCACCACAAGGCCACCGGCCACGACGTCACACCATCCGTCGAAGTACGACCAGACCAGGGGAAATGACGGTGAGCCAGACAGTCCACATCCGCACCGGCATCTACACCACCGGCGGTGGAATCACCTTCAACGTCAGCGACACCCACCTTGGCTACTGCCAGATTCCCAACTGCGGGAAGGCCGCCATGGTTGCCATCGACTTAGACGGTCAGGGCGGCATCCGCTGCCCCGACCACTACCAGCCGTGGGCTGATCTACCCCAGGAGGCATGAGCATGGGAGACAAGACAGGCATCGAATGGACGGACGCCACCTGGAATCCGACAACCGGGTGTGACAAAGTCTCGCCCGGATGCGACAACTGCTACGCCATGAACTTGGCAAAGCGGTTGAAGGCCATGGGATCTCCGCGTTACCAGTTGGACGGAGACCTGAAAACGTCTGGTCCAGGATTCGGCGTGAATGTCCACCCGGGGGTGCTGGATCAAGCGCTCCGGTGGACCCGGCCGCGGCGCATTTTCGTAAACTCTATGTCGGACCTGTTCCACGCCAAGATCCCTGACGAGTACATCGCCCGCGTTTGGGCGGTCATGGCGCTGGCGCCGCTGCACACGTTCCAGGTGCTCACCAAGCGACACGGACGTATGCGCTCATTGGTCGGTTCGGAACGGTTCCCAGGACTGGTGTACGAGGCGCTCAACTCGAAGCTGGCGCAGGGGAACCCGCATGGCGTCGATGACATCACTGTGATGGCGGCCCTAGACGGCTTCGCGCGTGGACAGTTCAAGGTGTTGCCGAACGTGTGGCTGGGTGTGAGCGCTGAGGACCAGAAGCACGCGGAACTCCGTATCCCGGCGTTGTTGGACACCCCGGCTGCTGTGCGATACGTCAGTGCTGAGCCGCTACTCGGATTGATTGATACGGACGCGTCAGGGCTGCTGGCTCGCGACGAATTCGACCGCGGCATCGACTGGGTGATCGTCGGCGGCGAATCAGGGCCGGGTGCCAGGCCGATGCACCCGTGGTGGGCCGAGAAGTTGCACCGTCAATGCGGCGCGGCCGGTGTCCCTTTCCTCTTCAAACAGTGGGGCGACTGGACACCCATGGCGCCGTTGAAAAACGGCCGGTTCGACTTCTCGAACAGCATCGCGATGACCGACGACGGAAACACCTACGAGGCAGGCGATCTGGACTGGCCTGACGGCCCACGGCGGGGCGAGGCGATCCGTGCCGACTTCCCGCATCACCGCCCGACCTCCATGTACCGAGTCGGCAAGAAGGCAGCTGGCCGGGAGCTATACCACGACGGCCGCACCTTCGACGAGTACCCAGAGATGACCCTATGACTGAGCCTGCTATCCGGGTGCTGTCTTTGGGTGCTGGCGTTCAGTCGACCGTGTTGGCGCTCATGGCGTGTGACGGCACCTTGCCCGGTCTGGACGCAGCGGTGTTCGCCGATACCGGCTGGGAGCCGCTAGCAGTCTACGAACAGGTAGACCGGCTCGGCGCCGAGCTTGCGCGCGTTGATATTCCGCTGTACCGGGTGTCGTCGGGGAATCTGCGGGCCGACGCCCTAGACCCTGATCACCGGTTCGTCTCAGTGCCGTGGTTCGTCCGCAATGTCGATGGCGGCGAGGGCATGGGTCGGCGCCAGTGCACCAGTGAGTACAAGCTCAAGCCGATCAAGGTCAAGACGCGTGAACTGCTGGGCTACCCACACCCGACACCGGTTCCGCGTGATGTGTTCGCGGAGCAGTGGATCGGATTCAGCACTGACGAGATCCACCGCGTGCGCGATCGCCTGGACGTGAACTACTCCCGGCCGCGTTACCCGCTGCTCGATCTGGGCATGTCTCGCAAGGACTGCCAGCGCTGGCTAGAGCACGCCGGATGGGGCCATACCGCCAAGAGTGCATGCATTGGATGCCCGTTCCATGGAAACGCCGCCTGGCGCGCGCTGCGCGACACGTGCGAGTGCGGACACCGTCGCGACGCACACAACGTCGATGGCTGGTGTGAATACCGGCTACCGCCGGACGCCGACTACTCCGACGTACATCGTTGCGAGTGCCCACGGTTCCGAGCACCGCAGTGGGCCGACGCCGTCGACTTCGATCGGCACATCCGCAAGGGTGGCGCTTCGGCAAGTCCGCTCGACGGTGAGGCATTCCTACACCGCTCGCGAGTTCCGTTGGACCTGGCACCAATTGACCGCGTGACACGCGCCGAGTACGCCGACATGCAACTGGACCTATTCGAAGATGGCGACCCAGACGGGTGCTCGCCGTATGGCTGCCGTAGCGGCGAGGAGGCGGTTTGATGCCTATCCGTATCCAGTTGCGGCGTACTGCGGGCTGGCACAAACCGAAGGGGGCCATCGTGGTGGCCCGGCCATCTCGCTGGGGTAACCCGTACCGGGTGGTGTGTGCCGGTACGGAGCCCGGCCTATTCAGCCGCCGTCGCGAACGTGTCTGGACCGTCGAGGGGCCGGGGACGTTCTTCAGGGGCACCGGGACACACGAGTGGGCGGCAGCCTACGCAGTGCGCCTGTATCGCCGCTGGCTCCTCGGCTCCATGAAACGCGTGGAGGACCTGGTGCCACTTCTCCGAGGGCACGACCTCTGCTGCTGGTGCCGACTCGACGCCCCCTGCCACGCCGATGTCCTACTAGAACTAGCCAACGAGAAGGAGATGTAGCTGTGCCGCGCGATCATGGTCGGATTCTGACAATCATATGGCGGGACAAAGACTTTCAGCAGCGCTCGGTGGAGGCGCAGCGCATGTACATGCTCCTGCTGTCGCAGCCGAATGTGAACAATGCTGGTGTCCTGCCGCTGCAACTGAGCAAGTGGGCGAAGGGCTGCGACCAGACCAGCGTCGCCGATGTACGCCGCGCTACAAGCGAACTCGCCGAGCACCTCTATGTGGCCTACGACGAGGACACCGAGGAACTGTTGGTCCGCTCGTACATACGCAACGACGGCGTGCTCAAGCACAAGTACCTGTTCGCGAATGCTCTGAAATGCGCCCAGGCCGTCGAATCCCCGAGCTTGCGTGCCGTGCTGGCGGCCGAGTTGCGGCGCACCCGTCGTGCCGATGCGGTGACGGTCGCCAACCAGATCGACCCTTCTGGCCCGGGTCCAGACGGCACCCCGACAGACCCGAGGCCGGACGATGACCCAACGCCCCCAGACAGTGACCTCGATGGCATCGAGATGCCATCCGAAACCGACCCCGATGCCATCGAAAACCCATCGCAATCCGATGTGCCATTGGAATGCCATTCCGATGGCATCGGGATCACTAGGGGGAAGGGGAGGGGGAGGGGGAAGGGGTCACCTTGGGTAGGTGGTTACGTTGGGGAGGCGCCCACCCGCTGCCCCAGGCACATCAACCACCCGCATCCCCCAAATTGCCGTGACTGCATGACAGCCCGACTGGCAGCCGAGGCAGCCGCCCAGGAGTCAGCCGAACGTCAGAAGTCGGACCGCGCAGCAGCCCTGGCCCGACGCGAGGCATGCACCCGCTGCCAGGGCGGCGGCTGGATCGAGGCCGACGACGGTTCCGGCGTCCTGCCCTGCACCTGCCGTAAACCCCTACAGCTCGTCCCACACCCCACAGACGCGCAGAGGGCAGCCGGATGACCGCCAGCGAGACATCACGGGCATTTCAGGCCAAGTACCCAGACCAATGCGAGGACTGCGACGAGCCCGTCAACGTCGGCGACTGGGTCCGGTACGTCGACGACGCCCTCATCCACACCGACTGCCCCAACGCCGCGCCGCCAGCGGCCATCACGGACGTCTGCGCCAAGTGCTGGACCGTGCACGCCGGGGACTGCCAGTGATGACCGGAGACCGCCTCACCGAACAGCAGATCGCAGCCCTAGTAGACACCCAACTGGTCGGACTCAACGACCAGTTTGTCGGCCGACGCCCGACCTGCCAGCACCCACAACACACGTGCAGGCGGGCGGTCACCGCGGTCGTCTCGGTACACGTCCTGGACAACTGCGACGGCGAGGAGGCAGACGAATTCGGCAACGAGGTGTTCCTGTTGTGCACGAATTGCGCACGGGCGCTGTGGATAGCGGCCCAGTGGGAGGTACGCGACCGCACGGTCGCCGCTACCCGTGCTGGCGTCGTACCCATGTGCTCTACCTGCCAGGCGCCAGTGGCCAAGCCATCGCACATCGTCCGCGATGTACGCAAATACGAGGAGGTTTTCGATGCACCGTGAGTGGACCCCGGAGCAGCTAAAGCGTTGGCGCATACGCAAAGCGCAGGACGGCGAACAGACACCCTGGCAGCGCCGGGACTGGTCCGCACTGCCCGACGACGTCCTGACCGCGTCGCCGCAATGGTGCATATGGCGGCCCTGGGAGCAACACCCCATTGCGTGTGTCGACACCCAGCAAGACGCCATCCGGCACGTCATCCTCCAATTGCAGAGCGCGTACCTACGCGCGGCCGAACGGGAGGAACTGGAGCGACAGGGCATGGAGCTAGCGCGCATCAACAACCGATCGCGGGGGCTGGCGTCGTGAGTGTGCTTCTTGAGGCCCTGGCGCTATTCCTCGCGGCTAGTGGCGGATTCACCGCGTACCTGTTCACACTTGGACCGCGCCGACGCGGCAACCAGATCCAGATCTCCGGCGACAATTCCGTCGCGATCCAGACTGGCGGGACCATCACGGTGCAGGCCAGCCACGGCAGCATCGCCGCCCACACCATCGTCGGCGACGTGACTATCGGCGGCGGGCGTCGGGTCAGCGTCGAGCCTAACCCGTTAAGGCGCGCCCTGCTTGCCAGGTCTGGTGCCGGGCAGCCGCTGTTCATGGTCGGCGAGGTCGACTCTCCCGACGAGTTGCTCAGCATGGTCAACGCGGCCGACCACATCGGCAAGTGGTGGTGGGACCGCACGAGCAAGGTCGCATACCTCTGGCTCGGCCAGGGCTACAAAGTCCTAGGCGCACCCGAGACAGCCAAACCGACACGACCCGACACCTACCGCGTATCTGAGTTTGCTGCCCAGTGCGCCTGCCCCCGTTGCAGATTCATCAACACCCACTACATCCAGCCATGCACACAGGACCCCGGCTCCGTTACCCGGGAGTGCACGGAGTGTGGACAGACTTGGAGGCAGCAGTGACCTATCAGAGCATACGTCTGGACGATCCGACCACCCCAGTTGCGTTGCACCGCAACGGTAAGAAGTGGCCAATACCCTTCCGTCTGAACCTCGCACACGACGACTTTGTCCGCGCCAGGCTGACCGACACCCTGCACCCCGGCGACATCCTGGACCTGCCCTTCAACGTCACCGGCACCATAGTGGAGATCGCCGTATGGCCGCCGAAAGCCCGCGACAACGACGGCCACTGGTTCGCACGCAAGACCCACCCATACCGAATCGCCCTGCAATTCCACGCCTTCGATACCTGCCCCCAATGCGACACCCAGGCAGCACACCAGGTCGAGATACCCGAATACGAGACGTGGTGGGACAGTCCGCTAACCGCCGAGTTCCCGCACCGCAGGTACGTCCTCCGCACCTGCATCACATGCCGCAACTCATGGGAACAGGACGAGGCGCAATGAGCAGCGCAGGCGCCCCCGTCCTATGCGGCTGCGGCCACTACACCCCGGACGTGGCCATGGTGATGCAGGGCTATGCCTGGACGTGCCCCGGATGCACGCGCCGCTGGGTCAAACATCAGGACCGCATCTGGTTTCTAGAGCCGGGCCAGGATCTGCCCGTAACGGCCTGTCTCAGATGCGGTCAGCCGATAGACGACGACCAACGATGCATACCCGTCCTAACCGGGCCACCCGTGCCAAACGTCCTCGTACCCAACCACGACTACATCCACCTCGACTGCCTGCTAGGAGTAACACTGTGACGCACCGTGATCCGCACCGCTGCGCGTTCGGACACCGATGCATAAACCACGACTGGTCAACCGTCGTCGACGAAGACGACCAGCCGTCCGGCCAACTCATCGCCGACGGCGTCGTCTGCGGCGGCTGCCTAACCCGCCTCCGGTACGCCGTCAACGGCCTACCCCGGGACTGGGACCGACTACACGAGGGCATCGGCGAACGTGTGTACGTCGACCGAGCACGCGTCACCATGACCGCCACCGCTGCCATCAACCTCAACACTCAACGTGATGCCCTCCAGCGCGACATCGTCGAGACCGCCGACCGGGCCGCGGAAATGGTGGAGCACGCGATGAACCTAACCGGCAGGCAGCGCCACGGCCGCCAAGGCTTCACCGTCCACCAACGTCAGGTAGTCGCCCGCTCAGCCGCCGTGATCACCGAGAACCTAGACGTACTCCTGGCCCAGCCCGCCCAACCTATGCTCGTCTGGGGCCGAGTACCCGACGGCGACGAGGGCTGGCATCCCCAGCACGGGCAACCCCGCCACCTCGTGGACCGAGACGGCGTCGACATCGCCCTCCAACTAATCGAGCTGTCCCGCAACGTCTACCAGGCCCTTGGCCTGCCCCGACTACGACACCACTCCGCCATGCCCTGCCCCGCGGTCAAACGAGACGGCCAGCAGTGCGGCGCATACACCGTCGGCCGCTGGGACGGCACCAACCAATACGACTGCACCACCTGCGGCCGGACATACGGCGAACGGGAATACCCCTGGCTCCAGCGCGGCGTCATCGACCTCATGCGCGAACTCGAAGAACGGGAGAAGAACATGCAACTACTCGACCAAATGAAACACCTTCTCGCCGAGGCATACTGGCGCCTCGACGGCATCAACGACATGGTCCAGCGCGTCGCCGACGAGCCACTGCTGGACGAGGCAGGCGCCGGACGCCTCGTTGTCGACAAAGTCAGCGCGATCCTCAACAGTGGACCGGTGCCGCACCAAACCCCGGAGCAACGCCAGACGACACCCGCGGGCACCCCGTGACAGAGGCCGCGGTCGAGGACCTGGATGTCATCGAAGCGCGGGTCTACCGCCGCTACGCCGAGACAGTCGCCGCCAGCATTCCCGGTATGCCCGACTTCTCCAACTGGCTGGACACCCTGTCCCCACCAACCAAGTACACCGTCGACACCGCGCTGGTATGCCCCGGCACCGTCACGGAGGTTCCGCAGTTCCCGCCCGAACGCTGGATCACGTACCCGGCCCGGCGCCGCGTGTCCCTGATGCTGGCCGACGAGATGCTCAACCGCATCAACGACGGCAACACCGCCCACGACTGGCTCACCATGGCCGGAATCCTGCTGACCTTCGGGGGACGGAGCCGCGAGGCATGACGCCGCGTACCCGGCACCTGCTTCCATGGAACCCAGAGACGGGACACATCAACGTATCCCGCAGCCCAGCGATAGGGCACGACTATGACTGACCAGAAAGTTTGGAAGTGGACAGGCGACAGCCGCGAGGACAAGGCGAAACGTGTCGCACTGTCCTACCGCCAGCTCCTTGAGGACGTCGCGGCCGGACGCATCACCGACCCCATGCAGGCCCTCATCGAACGCGACAGGTACTGGCAAGACCTCGGCGTCTACTGGGCAGTGCCATCCGTCGCCCCCGTCGACCAGGAGGCGTGGTTGTCGGCCGCCGACCTCGTCATCCACCTCGCCCACATCGTGCAACTCACCGAGCACCAGGTCCGCAACTGGGCGTACCGGCGACGAAAAGGACTGGGCGACGGCATAACCGAGCGCACCGGGCCAGAAGGCAAACCGGAATACAACGTCGCCGACGTCCTTGCCTACCTCACCCGCCAACGCGTCCGACGACAGGGAGGCACAAGCGCATGATCTGGGAACTATGGGCCACCCCGTCCGGCCAGATCTTCTGGCAGCTCGACAACTGGGGCGGCTTCTACAAATGCGAACCGCCCAGCAACGGCAGCGAGACGGTGGAGACGCTGCCCGCCGACGCCCGGCCACTGATCAACGACGGCAGGTGGATCACCGGCGTCATGGACGCCGCCGAAGACGAGGCCCAACGCCGCATCATGGAGCCCGACTGGCCAACCCAACGTGTAGAACGCCCCTACGAGAAAGCCCAGCGCCTGCGGTTTGAGCGGTACATGGCAGAGGTCAAAAGCATGACCGCAGCGGCCATCGCAACGCCCCAGAATGGCGGAACGTCATGACCGGCATCGCCTTCGTCGACGTGACCCTGGCGTGGAAACGCATCGAGGACCGTTGGCATAAGGGCCGCTGGTTGTGGGTCGCCCACCACCGCGACGACATCGGCGGGATGTACACCCTGCTGCCACGGACAACGGAGTACCGCCTCTGGGACCCGCCGACTAACACCACCACCGAGATAGTCAAACGCTGCTGGATCACTGAATACGTGCCCGGCTCGCGCGACTGGGACGCTATTCCGTCATCTCGGGACCTCTACTGCGGCAACGACCTACGCGCCGCCCGGAAGGCCGCTGAGAAACACCACGCCGAGACCCGCCGCCGTTCCGCGTGGGAACGCTACATGCGGAACAACGACCCGCCAGCGCCCACAACCCCCGAGGAGCAGCAGCGGATGGACGCCCGTATCTATCGGCCGCCGGTCGACGTTTAGTTGCTGGACAGTTCAGCCACGATTTCGTCGACCGTCACAATCATCTCGCCGTCCAGATCGCCATGGATGTCGTAGATGACCAGCACCGGATGGCAGCCTGCCTTGGTGTACTTGTACAACATCGGCGCGTAGATGGTGGGCTTCTCAGTCGCCCAACCGTATTCGCTCGCGGCCTGCTCTATGCGTTCACGATTCTGCACGGGTGATCTCCGCACTGGTTGGCACCAGTCCCAGTCGTTGACGTTCACCGATTGCCGCGCCTTGCTCGGCAGCGGCTCGTCGCGCGGCATGTAGGTTTGTGCCGCCAAGTCGCTCGGACACAACCCGCTTTGCTTCGCGGAGCCCATCCGCATTGGTGATGTGCTCACCGTTGACCTTGGTCACCCACATCCACTCGTTGCAGCCGATCATGCCTTCGCGCATGCGTACGGCGGTGGCGGTGTTGGTGCCGTCGGTGCCGGTCCAGCGGCCGGGCCGCTCGCACGTCCACTTCATCGCTGTACCTCCACATATGAGACGCCGTACGTTTCTATCTCGGGATGGTTATCGAGTATTTCTGACCCGGTCGCGGGGTCGTAGTGCTCGATCGGGACGCCGACACCGCGCGCCCACTCAACCAGGGCCGCGGCGGCGCCTTCTGGCGTGACGTAGACGCCGATCCAACCGCCCCGATGCTCAATCAGTTCGAGTTGCGCGACCCACACCTTGGCTACTACGGCATATCCGGCGCGGTCGAGTGCGTCCAGCGCAGCATCTGCCTGTGGCCATCCACCGCCCAGGCTGTCGGCGACGATGTCGCGCGGTGCGGCGACGTCAGGGCCGGTCACGGTCGGATGTTCTGGCGTCGGACCTCGGCCAGTGTCTCGTCGACCATCTTGTCTGCCGCGTCGTTGGTCAGCCGGACGCCGTCGCCGACGAGGAATTCTTCCTTGTCGAGGTCGATGTCGTCGACGACCAGGTCATCGCCGAAGGTGAGGCGCTTGAGGTCGGCTTCGCTGTGACTGCTCATGAGGGTCATTGTGCCCCTCCTTTCCGGTACTTGGTGGGCATGGCGTGGATACATACCCAGGTCCAGTCCTGGGTGGCGTGTGGAACCATGATCAGCTCCAGCTCGACACCGGTGTCGTCGGTGCCGATGAAGTAGAGGCGCCAGATGCCGTCGCGGTTGTCGACGAGGAGCGGCATACCTGCGTTGCGGAGTGCCGACGTGACGCGGCGCTTGTTGGCGCGCATCCGCGCTTTCGCTGTGAGTATCACTCTTGCCATGACTCAGAATGTATAGCGCACTATACGAAAGAACAAGCCTTAACGACCTTGCTTCTGTGTATAGCTCTGTATACGTTACGAGTCATGAAAAGCCTTTATGTAAAACGTATTGCCGTCATCGGTGCCGCCATCGCGGCCCTAACGGTGCTCCCAACTGCGACCGCCTCCGCGTTCCCCGACCGTTGCCTGTATGCCGCGACAGACGCCAAGACCTGCCTGGGCGCCCGACCGGCGCCCTTCACGCCAGCCGGTGGCGGCGGATACAAACCTCCGGAGGACCCGGAATGCCCTGAGGGCCAGCACCGTCCATCTACAGCTCCGGCAGGTCCTGGCGCGGGCGAAACTGGAGGTAACAGCGCTGGTAGCGGGTCTGCTAGTAGCGGTGGTTCCTCGGCGAGCGGAGGAGCTGGCGCCGGACGGTGATGGTCGCGGCTACCGAGCGGCTATACAGCCAAGCCTCAATCCTGTTGCAGCACCGCTATACCGCGGTATAGCTTCGTTTTCAGACAACAAAACAACGGACGACGTGAACAGAATGCAGGTCGGTTATCTCGGGGTACGCCCCCGTAGTTCAAGTTAGAACGCCCCGAGCCAAGCGGGGAAATGGAGCCAAACCCGCCCAGCGCCAACCACGTTCACGTCACTCCCAGACCACAACTACATAGACACCAGATGGTGCGAGCAGGACGCAGGTCGGTTACCACTTGTAATGGAGAGGTCGCGGGTTCGAGTCCCGCCAGCCAGCCCCCGGCTGTAGCTCAGTTGGCAGAGCGCTAAACCCCGGTCAGCACACACACGTTCGCCCCATCACCCAACACAACTCCATGCACAGCACGGTGTGAACAGGACTTCGTTCGGTTATCTCCTTTCCTGAGAGAGACGCGGGTTCGAATCCCGCCAGCCACGAAAGTGGTTGTAGCTCAGCGGCCTAGAGCGCTAAACCCGGACGAAACCCACACGCTCACACCACCTCAAACACCAGCAGACGCATGCGCGCAGGCGGTGTGGACAGGACGCAGGTCGGTTACCAAAACAGTCAGGTGTGGGTTCGAGCCCCACCACCTCGCTCGCGGGGTGTAGCCCAATTGGTAGAGGCAATTGTCCACATACGCCGGTCAGCACCCCACACGCCCACGCCACCTACGCGCACGCACGACAGACAACCCGATGTGAACAGGACGCTCGGTCAGTTATCACTCAATTGGTTAATGCAGGTTCAATCCCTGTCGCCTGCACCTAGTGCGGGTGTAAAAGCGAAATCCCGGTCAGCACACACACGTTCACATCACCCGCCCAATAGCCCACGCGGGTGGCACGAGCAGGATCGCAGTCGGTTACCCCACCCCTCGCAAGGATGACGAACCCCGGCAGCCCTTCACACGTTCGCGCCGCCCGCACCCTCTAACAAGGAGATGCACGGTGGACGTCCTCACCACTATCGGAACCCGTAAGACGCCGCAGTCGCAGCAGGCGGACCCCCGGCAGGTGAAGAACTCCGCCGGTGGCTACACCTTCACCATCGACGACGAGGCCCTGCTGCACCGCTTCCTCACCCTCGGCACCGACGGCGGCACCTACTACACCACCGCCCCCGACTTCACCAAGGAAACAGCGGCCGTCGTGCTCCGCGCAGCAGCGGCCGACCCAGTCCGCCTCGTCCAGCACATCGTCGAGGTGTCTGTGGACGGACGCGCACCCCGGCAGAACCCGGCACTGTTCGCCCTCGCCGTCGCCGCCGCAGCAGAGGACGTCGACGGCCGCCGTGCCGCCGCAGCAGCCCTGCCCACGGTCGCCCGCACCGGCACCCAGCTCTACACGTTCGTCAAGTACATGGAGCAGTTCCGCGGGTGGGGCCGCGCCATGCAGCGCGCCGTCGGCGGCTGGTACCTCGACAAGCCCGTCGACCGCCTCGCTTACCAGCTGGTCAAGTACCGGCAGCGCGAAGGCTGGATGCACCGGGACCTACTACGCCTGTCCGGCCCCACCACGGCGGACCCGGCTCGCCGCCTCGCCTTCAACTGGGCAGTCGGCAAGGGCCTGAACGACTACATCGGTAAGGTCCAGCCCCTCACTGCCGAGCAGTTGAAGGCGGGGGAGCGCAACGCCTCCCGGCCCAAGCTGCCTAACGTCGAGCTTGTGGTTGACCACCCCCTGGCGATCATCGAGGACTTCGAGGATGCCCAGCGCGCCACCCAGCCCAAGGAATGGGTGAGCATCATTCGACGTGGCAACGGCCTTCCCTGGGAAGCGTTGCCAGACGTCGCGCTCAACTTCACCGCTGTGTGGGAAGCGCTGATTGAGCACGGTCTGCCGCAGACCGCATTGATGCGCCAACTGCCTCGCCTGACCCGTCATGGGGTCCTCCATGGTGAATATCTGGATCGCGTGGTTGCTCAGCTCCAGGACGCCGACCGTCTACGCAAGGGACGCGTCCACCCGGTCAACGTCTTGATCGCACAGCGCACCTACGCGTCCGGGCATTCGGCGCGCGGCGACTCCACCTGGACGCCGGAACGCAAGGTCGTGGACGCTCTGGACACCGCGTTCTACAACGCCTACGGCGCGGTACGGCCGTCAGGGAAGCGAACCCTGTTGGCGCTGGACGTATCCGGCTCCATGGGTGCCGCGATCTCGGGTATGCCGCTGACATGCCGCGAGGCCGCAGCCGCACTCGCACTCGTCACCGCGAACGTCGAGCCCGACCACGAGGTCGTCGGCTTCACCGACGGACGACAGGCCGCGCGCTCGGGCTACGGCTACCGGTCCCAGCACCACATCACCCCGCTGGACATCACACCGCGCCGCCGCCTCGACGACGTGTGCCGGTACACCGCCGGACTCAGCTTCGGCGCCACCGACTGCGCACTCCCCATGCTGTGGGCACAACAGTCCAAGCGCGAGTTCGACACGTTCGTGGTCATCACCGACAACGAAACCTGGTTCGGCGACGTCCACCCACACCAGGCGCTCCGCGACTACCGCAACAAGACGGGCATCAACGCCCGCCTGATCGTTGTCGGCATGACGGCAACCCGCTTCACCATCGCCGACCCCGCCGACCCCGGCCAGCTCGACGTGTCCGGTTTCGACTCGGCTGTCCCGCAGCTGATCTCGGACTTCTCGGCCGGACTGTAGGAACGCGTGGACCCAAGGGCACAGCAGGCGCGGGAGCATCACCGGTTGCAGCGTGATGCCTCCCGCGTCGGCGAACAACACCGGTACGAACGAGACCGGCTAGTTCGTGAACTGTGGACCACCGAACGAGAGAAGTGGACCTACGCCACGCTGGCCGCGGCGGTGACGTGCAGCCCGGGACTGATCCAGAAGATTCTCGACGGCCGCACCCCAACCGCCCAGCACGTCAGCAGGTGAGGAAGGCAGACGCCGCAATGGATTTCAACACCCCACTCCAGAGCCTGAACGGATGGCCCGCCGCGGTCGTCCTTGTCGTCGTGGTGCTCTGCGTGACGGCCGTGATTATCGCGGTTATCCGCGCCGACTAACGCTCGACATTACGTATAGCGGACTATACAGTTTGAGTCATGAACGAGACCCTGACCGCCCAGCAGCTAGCCTCCTTCGAGGACAGCCTCAACAACTATGCAGGCGACGGCGAATTACCCACTATCCGAACGGACTACAGCGGGCGAGGCATGTACGGCAAGGAATGCCTGGCCGTCGTAGTCGACGACTCCAACCTCACCCCCGCGGTCACCGCCGAACTCGCCTTTGTCCTGGCAGACACCGACGATGACGTCGCAGATCTCGTAGACCGTATCTGGTCGCTGCCCACCTACACCGACAACATGGGCCACCGCACCGTCATCTACTGGCCAAACATCAAGGCCCCCAACACCGCCGGAGAGGACTAGACGACCGTGACGACACCCACCCCGCGCATGTTCGGCCTCGGCGCCATGCCCCGCGCCGCAGGCGAATGCAAGCCAGCGCTGCTGGAGCAACACCCCCAATTGGCCGACGTTGACGTACCCGACCTGCCGGACGCAGACGCCTACATGGCATACCTGGCGAGGTTGGAGGTCACCTATGGCACCGAGCTAGCTGTGACGGCCCTGCCAGACGACGGCCACACCCACATAGACCCGTTGACCGAGTTGGCTGACATGATGCCCGGCAAGCCCGTAATCGCGGTGGTCACACCATGAGCGTCGACGAGCTGCCGTGCTGGATGCATGTCGGCGCCGACATAGTGCAGGTGCGACCCAACCGATACCACGGCGACATAGTCAGTGCAGGCACGGTCACCCGCATCCTGGCCCGCGACATCGTCGTTGTCGGAGCGGGCGGGTCAGAGCTGATGCGGTTCCGCCGCAACGACTACATCCCAAGGGACGACGAGTACTACCGCTCATCCGGGTACGGCACCTGGGACGGCACCACGCACAGGATGTACAGGGCCGACGACCCACGCGCCGCGACAGCCATCTATCGGTCGAAGGTGCGGGGCGGAGTCAAGCTCCTCAAGAAGGCGGTCGACAGCATCGCCGACGCGGCGGCGCCGGAAACTCCGGACGCCCTCGACGCCATAGCGGCCCACGCCGCCAAGCTGGCCCGATTCATTAGGGACGGACCATGATCCGGGAGTTGGGCCTGCGCCGGTGGCTGGCGTGGCGCCTGGTGCAGCTGGCCCACCGCATCGCCGACACCACGGTCACGGAGCGCATCGTGATCGTCGCGCCCGACGGCGGCCCGGTCGTTGAGTGGGAGATCGAGGGCGACGCCTACGGCAGCGGTGTATCCAGCCAGACCGGCCTCACCCACTTCGCGCCCGGCTTTACCGCGCTGCACATCTTCGACGGCGTACCTACCGACGCGGATAACCACCTCGTGATGAGTGCGTGGGCGCGGCTGCGCGCCTGGGAGGCGGCGCACCGGTGAGGAATCCGGAGGCCGATGTCGTCGACGCGATAGCCGCGCTCGTTGACGACCAGCTTGAGCAGGAACGGTCGGGCTACGACCACAACATCAACCAGGACACCTGCCCGAAGTGTGGCGGCCCCTGGCACGGCCTCGTGCGCGGCACCTGCCCTGGTGCGACCGGCGTCCGGGGAAGCGAATCAGAACCTGCGACGGTCTCGCCCCTCGCCCAGATCACCCTGCCCGTCGAGCCGTGGCAGTGGCAGCAGCAGCGTTACTCGCAGCCCACCGTCACCGACGACAACGAACCGCTCCACTCGGAGTTTCGCCTGGTCATACCTCAAGAAACACACCCCCGCTTTGAATTTCATGAACCCGGCGACGACCCGCCAGCGTTGGATTTTCGGTATCGGGTGATCGACCTACGCTGCATGTCGGCCTACTACCCCATGACAGACTTTGTGGCGCTAGGAATACGGGTGGAAGACCAAACCCTGACCCACACTTACCCGGCCGAGCTGATACACCGCGTCGTGCCCGGCTACCGCTTGGCCCACACCGCGCTACCGCCACACCTGCCCGACAGCTACGTGGAGCTGTACACACACCCCAACTACGGCGCGGTAGCCATGTTCCGTATCAAGGGCGGCGCGCTCCAGTTCCGCCTCCGCTTTGCAGGGTTGGGTCGCGCATGACCGACAACCTGCCCGTTCAACAGCCACAACCGGTCATCGCGCGTCGACTGCCCGGCCCGGCCGACTGCTGGTGGCGCCTCGGTCCCAATATCCGTACCAGCAGGACCGCGGAGGACCGCGGCTTGGTCAACGTGGTGCAACACGTCGACTTCGACAGCAAGGGCTTCTACCTCACTATCGAGCTACGCGATGGCTACACACAAGACGTCTGGCCGTCCGACTACAACCTGGTGCTGACCGACCCAGACAACATCGACTTCTACCCACCGACACGTGTTGTGCCACAACGTTTGAAGGCATTAGACCTATTCATCGAACGACCACCACTCCTTCGTATCCCGCTGGACTGGCAGCAGATAACCCGCCGAGGCGACCACGACCACCCCGGCGAAGACATGCACAACTGGAGGTACGACAACCCGGGGGCGTTCCTATGACCGACAGTGTGGCCCGGGTGCGCGACGCTATCTGGACGGAGCTGGAGCGGCAGGCCCAACGATTCGGTCATGTCGACCGTGATCAGTTGGTCATCGACATAACCGCCATCGAGCTGGACATGGATCAAGTCGCTACAGCGGCCATTGACGCCGTCCGTGAATTCGACGGCCGCCTGAGTAACTGACTCCGAGTTGCGGTCTAGGGGATGAGAGGTGCGACGCGTATCTGTCAGCCCTACCCCGCAACTACAAGATCCATCGGTCAGCACGGCCGTGGCGCCCCTTAAGGCTGCATCAGAAGGTTTTCCACACCGGGTTTCATACCCGGTAGTAATGGTTTACCGTGTTTACTATGTCGGACCGAGACCGCGACGAGCACCTCAAGTCAACCGCCATGTGGTGCCGCGACCTGCAATTCCCTGCCGGGGCTCGGCGGGGCGAACCGAAGGCGCCCGCAAGGCTACGGCGTGCGCTGATTGTGGTTGCTATCGTTGCCGTCGCTTTTGGCGGCACGAGAGTCATCGACGATCACATCCCGCCAGGCAGTGGGTTCTCGACCCTTGCCACCGTCGGAGCCGAGCCGACTGGGCCGCCCGGACCGACTGGTGGAATGACTGACGGAGGTGGTTCTCAATTCCAACCTCCCGGACAACCGCCGTCTATGCCGGACTACCAGGGCGGGAACAACTTACCGCCCCTAGATCAGAACTCAGGTATCTCAATTTACAATTCCGGCGCGCCACAGGCCGGGCAACAAGCTGGCGGGCAGCAAGGTGCACAGCAACCGCAACAAGGTTGGGACCAACCGGCGCACGGCACCCAGCCCCCTAACTACTCCACCGCACCCGGTTACACGCAGGGGCCAGGCAAGCCGAACCCTGATTATCAGGCACCGCAACAGAATTCACCCCAGCAAGGTCAACATTCGCCCCAGCAGGGGCAGCAGCAGCCGAGCCAGGCGCCCTCACAGACTCAGCAACCCGAGCAACCTGAGCAGCAACAACAGCAGCAGGAAGACCAGTCCCAGCAGGATCAGGGAGACCAACAGCGCCAGCAGCGCTGCCAGGCGATGTCGCAGCAGATGGACCAGGTCACCCAGACCGCCGGACAGGTCGCTGACGTGGCTCAGCAGATCGGAGATGCCGCTGAGATCGTGCTCCCCAAGGGAGGCGGTGGATCTCTAGGTCCCGACGGTGAGCGCTCTCCTGGCCGCCTACCTGTCGAACCACTGGAGTGTGGGGATTGCCCACCTGATCGGCAGCCGCAGAATCCCCTATGCAAAGCCATACCTAACGCCGCAGCCAAGCAAGTATGCGAGGGCTTCATCGATGACTGGATGGAGAACTTTGAGGATAAATGCGACGTCGGCAAGCCGAACTGCATGGGTAAGGTGGCTATCTGCCTGCCAAGAGATATAGTTAATCCTTCAGAATTTACCAAAAAAGGTCTGCAAGACTACATTAAAGGCGGCAACGACCTAATCGAGAGAAACAAACGGTTGGGCGGAATAGTGATTAAACGTTCAACTAAGGGCATGCAGGGCCGCAAAGATGCCGATAAGGCCAGGGCGATACTTAGATATGGAGCCGACGCATTCAAGGATAAGGCTCCTGGGCATATCCCAGACCTTACGTGGATGGGCACCGAAGACGATGACCGCGACGTGATTCCTATGGACAAGAGCTTGAACTGGTCTATCGGTGGTCAATCGAATCGCTTCAAGGAGAACTTCCAGGCAACAGAGTTCGTGCAAGGGTTCTGGCAGCAGGTGCCGTGGTCAAAGACCACGCAGTGCCTCGCGAACGGGGTGGTGACAGGAGCGTGATGGCTTCCTTTCGGGACGGGATCAGTCGACGTGGAATTGCAGTCGCGGTGGCCTGGGTCGCAACTATTGCAGTTGCCTCCCTGCTGACATACGTTCTGTGCATGCAACATCCCAGCGACAAATCAGACAAATATGACGCAGAGGTCCGCTCAGTAGTCGAGCAGTACATTGATGCCCTGAACTCGGGCGACCTTAAGCAAATCGAATCTTTGTCAACTGGGCTTGCAGAGGAAGAGCTCAATCCTCAAGCCAGGGCAGGCTACGTCCGGAAAATGGCGTACCAAATTGAGAAACACGGCCCGATGCATATTCACGATTTCAGCATTCTTGCGCGAGGAGATCTGGTCTATGTTGCGTACGTCTACACGGAATACGAAGACCAAAAGAATCCAAAGCCCGAGGATATCTATTTCTCTCCAGGGGCGCGGGTTCGATACAACATGTACCGCACTGGCGGGAAGTGGAAAGTCATGAGCGTCGACCGATACATCGGCGACGAGCGGTGAGAAGACCAGCCGCCTTAGCGGTGAGGTTCCTGACGGCCATGATGGCTCTGTTGGGGTGTCAAAGTCCTCCGCCTGCGGAGACTGGACCGAATTACGCGCAGATCCCCGGACAGTTCCCTGACCCTGCAACCACAACAGCAGCAGGCGAAGAAGACGCCCCAGTGCGTGCATGCGTCAAGATCATCGGCAAGCGCAACGACGCCGCTATGGTGCTCACTAAATGTGACTCTGCGGATGCCACGCATCGCATCGTGCAACGGGTCGTGGAGCCTAAGGACTGCGTGCGGGACGTCGACCGGCGCTACTACCGCAACACTGCCGCCGGTGAATGGACCGCATGCTTGGACCTGTACTGGACCAGCTCGAATTGCCTGAGCATCACCAACGAAGCCACCCGTGCCGTGGCATGTGACGATGCGACCGCGCCACGCAGATTCCGTGCCACCAGACTCGTGCTTAACACCACCAAAGGCGACATGTGCACCGGATACGCGCACCCGGTGCGCCAGTTCACCGTCTGCACGGAGATCCAGAAGTAGGCAGCGCTGTCGGTGGCTTCTGATAGAAACCAGTCATGGGACGCCGCGTTGAGGCATTGATCAGCCAGGCCATCGCAGGTATACCCAATCTGCTTGGCACCACGCAGACTCGCTTGGGCGACAGCCAACCCACCACACTGGTCTATACCCCGGAGCAGGTCGCGGCCCGCATAGCGGCGGTTCTCCCTTCGCTGCTTCAATCGGCTGGCTGTCTGCTGGTGGAGTTGCCGGACGTGGCGCAGGATGCGTTCGGGTCCGAGTCGGTTCGCGTGCCGCTGAGCGGACAACCGTGGGCGGATGGCGCCGTCCGTCTGCACCGCGCTCCGCGCGGCAACCGACTAACCCTGTCCGGCATACCCACACCGCTCGCGGCCGATGACGCCCCGACCCTTGCCGCCGCGCTTCTGGCAGCACACGCAGCGTCTTGTCGTCCGGCCTAGGGGTACTGACTATCCCACGCCGTCCGGGTGGCTGGCATCGCTCATGATCTCTTCCGCGGCCGTTTCCCGGGCGACTACCTTCCAGTACGTCAGGGCCGCTGAGGGGTCGGGAAGGTTCACCGGAAACAGCTTGGTGTCGCGGCGCGGCAACTCGGACGGCACGGGGAGTTCGCGCACGGCTGTCAGCTGGGACCACTGGTACCCAATGCGGTTCCACCATGGGTACCTCGCTGGCCGGTCATTTACCGAGTTGGACACTTCGGAAGGTGTTGGTAGTCCCTGCCGGTTGAGAATGTCCTTCACCCCGGGGCCTCTAGCCAACGAGTACGTCGCCTCGTATCTTTCAGCGGCCTTGCGAAGCGCGGTTAGAGCGTCGTCTTGCCGGTCCCAGCTGACCTCGGCATACCAGACCTTCGCGTAGATGGCGTAGTACTGCGGCAGTACGTAGAAAGAGCGCTCCCGCAGTATTTCCCGCGGGGCGCGCTCCATCGCTTCGTCGAGGACCTTGAGCAGGTTCTTGGTGATGACGAAGTCCTCGTAGGCGTCCATCGTGGACAGGTACACCTCTGACAGGTTCATGATGCCGACCCTAAACCGCAGAACACCAACCGTGCTGGCTACTCGGCAACCTCCCTGTCCCGCGGCTCGTGGCACGATTGCTGCATGGCACTCACATTGGACGCGGACCACCTACGTACGTCTGTCACCGAGCTGCGTCGGCTTGAGGACAACGTGCGCCTGAACCCTGATGCCGTCTTTTGGTCGGAGATAAAGCGGATCGCCGAATCGGTGGGTGTCGACAAGAATGACCCAGTCACTCGACCGCTGGCCGAACTGATTGCCGAAAAGGAACAAAAACAGAAGGTAACCGGCGATATCGTCCGCCTGTTCGTGGACGTGGTGTGGCGAGCCGCTCGACTGGTCGAGGGATTGCAGGACGAGATCTACCACATGACGCGGCCGGTCCTTCACGACCAGCCCTACACAGGGTAGACCCCGACACACCCGTCTGACCAGCATACGGGCCTGCGCCCGTATCACGTGTTATACATATGTCGTTGGCACCGCTGTGCCCTAAACGCCCCCGGACCTCACCCCGGGGGCGTTTCGTTTATCCGCTTCCCGCCCCCGCGCCGCGTCAACCCGGTACCGCTGATACTGCCGGTAAGCGCGCGACCCCAGGTTCGCCGCGTCCTCGGCGCCAGGGTCACCAGGTACGCCACCACATTGCCGCCCGGCCTGTCGGGCGGGTGGTACGCCGATGCCCAGGACGCCCCAACTCCTTGGGGGTGAGGGCGCGCTGCGCCGCGCTGGCGGGAAGCCCCAAGGCCGGTGCGCCGGGCCGCCATTTGCCCTCGCGTGGAACAAGCTGGGCAGCTATCGCGTCACGGCCGAACGGGTAACTAGGCCCGGTGCACCCCAAACATGTTGTTAGGCAGGGAGATACACGCAATGGACGATTCTTCGATCCTGCCCGGTCAACGTCCATCAAACACACTCATCGACCGCCTGCTGGACAAGCTGATTGACCGGGTACTGGACCGCGTATTCGCGCGAATCGGCGAGCTGGACGACAAGCTGCCCGTGATCGCCGACGCCATTACCCGCGCAATCCTGGACCGCACTGGCCTCAACAAACTCGACGAACTCGCAAAAACCATTGTGACAGAGCTACTTTCACGCCTACGCGGTCTCCCGTCCATCCCCTTCAAGAACCTCTTCCCCAACCTAGGAGACTCCGATGGCCGCACGCCTTGAGATCCGCTTCAACGACCGCGTCATCTACTTGCAGGACGTCGACGAATACACCATCGACACCACCGCGGAAGGCACGGTAACGCTGGCCGCCATCGAGTCCGGGCATCGCGCCGACCCCGCCATCACGACCGGCACTGTCATGGACGGAGTCATCAGCCTCGACAACCTGCCGCCAGAGTCCGTCGTCATCGCGCCGGACGCCCACCTCAGCGACGCCACCATCCAGGACCCCGAGGTGCTGGAGACCGTGCACACCGGCGAGGCGTACACGACGACCGGCGGCGAGGACCACACCCCGGCGGCGCACACCGGTAAGGGCGCCAAGGGCAAGTGAGCGCTCTGCCAGAGTCGTTCACGGTCAGCTACGACACCTGGGCCGGTGTCACCGACCGCCAGACCGACCCGGACAACGAGCCGGACATCCGACCCGTCACCGGCACCATCCTGTTCCGGTACCGGGTGCCGTCCGGCTGGGCGTTCCGCGCCGCCGAGTACGACCCACGCCCCACCGACTTCGCGCTCGACACCTTCACCGCCCGCCTCGACGAGGGCCGGTTGAAGCAGCTGGATGGCACGGTCAACGTCAAGCTCATCGCCAACACCCCGCTCCTGGCGTGGGATCAGCCGCTGTACATCGACATCAGCTTCTCCAACATCGTGTTCAACCGCGGGGACCGGTCATGGCGAAACTTCGCCATCGTCGCCCCCACCACCGGCGGTGGGACGGTCAACCTCACCACGGTGCAGCGGTACCCGTTCCTCACACCGCAGCAGTACGAGGGCTGGTTCCAGAACCACCCGGCGCCCGTCTGATGCGCGCCGGTGTCGTAGTCGCCCGCAGCCGTGAGGACGGCGAGCGGGTGGCCGACCTCCTGGACCTGACCGGCTGGCAGATCATCACACCAGGGCAGTCCGGCAAGGGGCGCCGATGCAAGCCCGTGGTGATCACCACCGACCCCGACCTCCTCACCCCGGACGTCGTGGCCACCGTCGCAGGCATGGCGTATCCGGCGTCCCAGCCGCTGACCTTCTACACCCTGCTCCTCACACTGCCCACCCCGACCGCACCGGCACCGCGCGCCCCAGAGGTGTGCGGGCACTGCGGCCAGCAGCTCGGCGGCACATGCCCCGGCTGCCACCGACGCCAGCACGACCACACCAAGAAGAAGTGCTACCTGTGCTGACCCAACCCGCCCTCCACTACCCGCTGCTAGGAGCAGTGATCGACGAGGCAGGTCTGACCATGACCTGCAACCTATGGCGCCAAGGAGACCCAGCCATGTTCCACAGCACCCCCGCCAGTCACGCCGACATCGACCACCGGTTCAACTACCACCGACCCGATGTCGACCAGGTCACCCGCCACGAGAGCATCCGCGGGAAATGCAAGGACCTGGCGCACGACCTCGACTCGATCCTCCCGCCGGGCCGCGAGAAGGCCCTCGCGTTGACCAAGCTGGAGGAAGCGCTGATGTGGGGCAACGCAGCCATCGCCCGCGAGGGCCTGCGGGAGCCGATTGCCAACGCCCACCAGTCCGTCATCCAGGACCGCCACGCATGACCACCGCGGAGCGGGTCCACCAGGACGCCGTTGCTGGCCCGAAGGTCACCGTGGTCACCGTCAGCGGCGACCGCCAGCACGGCAAGACGCACATCCTGCTCGACCTCGTCGCCGGTGAGATTCGTCGCGGCCGTTTCGTGCTGTACGAGACGTCGGACTGGCCCGTGACACAGGAACACCACCGCAACCTCGTCGACGTCCATCTCATGCCGGGTATCGACGTGCTGGAGCGGGTCCGCCGCAGTGCTAACGACCTGTCCGTCCGACACCGCTCCGGCGGCCGGGTCCAGTTCCTGTCCATCGGACGGACCCGCAGCGGCGCGCACTACCGGGCCGACACGTACGTCTTCGACGACGTCCCGGTACCGCGGGAGCTGCTGTACGGGCCGCCCGCCCGCATCTACCACGCGCCGCGCGCTGATGATCGGCTGTTCTGGTGAGCAACCAGCGCACGATCCGCGCCGTTATCCCGGTCCTTCCTGACATGGACATGGACCAGGTGCGCTGGCACACCCGCGAGTCGATTGAGACCACCGCGGCGGCCGACGGCCTCACCGTCGTCGCTGTCACGTCGGCCGTAATTCCTGTCGACGCCCTACCGAAGGACCCGAACACCGGTGTACCGCTCGCAGCCGCCAACCTTGACCGGCCACTCGCCGAGTACACGTTCTGCGAGTTCGTAGCGACCGTAGAGCGACCCGAGGCCGACACCAGTAACCCCCCATGCGGCTACTGCGGACACCCCTCCCACGCTGACGGCAAGTGCGAGCACCCGGCACCCGACTGGCTCGGCGGCCCCGACGCCCTGTGCACCAGCTGCCCCGGTGACGCCGACATCCGCGGCCACAAGCCCGTGGGTCTCCACTGATGCCCGACGGCCAGCGCGTAGGCGTCGTCATCGACGGCGTCGTGTACATCGACCACGTGAGCGGCAAGAAGTATTCAGGGGTCCATGCCTTCGGCGGACTTACACCTGACTTAGAACCACCCGCCTGCCCGGCACCCGGCCAGGACCCAGTCGCCCGCGCCCACAGGCGCATCACCGAGCTATACGACACCGTGCGGTGCCTGACCGCACCCCGCTGGAAGCGGCCACTGCTCCGCATACTCCGGTGGTTCCGCTGATGGCCGACAATGTCACCAGCCTCGACGCCCACCGCACCCCGCTGACCACCAACCACCGCTGCATCAAATGCGGTAGCGAGTGGTTCCGGCTGGACGGCACCCTCGCCGGACCCAATGCGCCCGCGCACGGCGCCGTGGTCCTGGCCGCCGACGACCGTATCCGCATCACCGGCTACTGCGGCACACCCCGCTGCCTGGAGTGCGGCCACCTGGTGGCGGTCTAGTGCTGTACGTGGTGACCGGCCCACCCGCAGCAGGCAAGTCCACGTGGGTACAGGCCAACGCCCAGCCTGGCGACATCACCATCGACTACGACGCCATCGCCAACGTCCTCACCCCGCCCGACGGTGACCCCCACAGCCACCCCGAGCACGTGAAGGCCGTAACGAAGGCAGCCCGGCAGGCAGCCATAGACACCGCGGTCCTACAGATCGCCACCACGGACGTGTACGTCATCCACTCCACCCCCAGCGAGGCCCTGCTCACCAAGTACCGCGCACTGGGCGCTGAGGTCGTAACCATCAACCCCGGTAAGGACGTGGTGCTCGCCCGCGCCCAGCAGCAGCGGCCCCACAACATCCAGCAGGCAGCCCGCCACTGGTACGAGACCCACGACGAAGCGCCCACCACACCCGTGGACCCCGCCAACGTCCAGGGCCTGGACGCAGACGGACGCCCACGCTCCCGCGCCTACCGCAAGCTCGTCGCCGACTTCCGCACCGCCTGCGCCCACCACACCAACGACGACGGCACCACCGGCGCACCCTGCTGGATCTGCCACCGACCCATCGACTACACCATCACCGACCCGTACCACCCCGACGTCTTCAACGCCGACCACGCCGCACCAGTCAAGGAACGCCCCGAGCTGGCCATGGACATCAACAACCTCCGGCCCTCCCACCGCGACTGCAACCTCAAACGCGGCACCGACGACGCCCACATCGACATCGGTTTGCCCTCAGAGCAGTGGTGACGCTGAAACGCCCTGTACGCCCCCGTGCCACAGAGGACCGGATGGCACCCGACACCCCACAAACGGCCGTCTCAGGGCCAACCAGAGGGGTAAGGGGGCTCCGAAACTTCAAACGCCCAGGCGAGGCCCATGCCGCCCGGCTTGTGTCCTCCCCCCCCGACGAAAGTTGACGGAATCCACATGACCACGACCCCCGAGGACCTGGTCGTCCGAGTGTTTGCTGTAACCGACCTGAGGACTTTCGCCGGCAACCCCCGGCGCGGACAGGTCGACGCCATCGTCCAGTCGCTCTCCCGTCATGGCCAGTACCGGCCGATTGTCGTCAACGCAGGCACCAAGACAGGTCGCCCCATGGAGGTGCTTGCGGGCAACCACACCCTCCTGGCTGCCCGCAAGCTGGGCTGGGACACCATCAGCGCCACGTTGCTGGACGTCTCCGAACAGCAGGCCAAGGCCATCGTCGCGGCCGACAACCGTTTGTCCGACCTGGGTGACTACGACACTGCCGAACTGCTGGCGCTCCTGGAGGACCTGGACGAGCTGGACGGCACCGGATACTCGGCGGCCGACCTGGAGGAGCTGGCGGCCGAGTTGAACCCGGGCGAGGGGGACACCGAGGGTGCCAAGGCGACCCTGGCCGAGCGATTCGGGGTGCCGCCGCTGTCGGTGCTGGACGCACGGCAAGGTCCGTGGCGCGACCGCGGCCGGGCTTGGAAGGCACTAGGCATCGCCTCGGTCGAGGGCCGCGCGGTCGCCGGACAGATGGCCTACCAAGCAGCCCAGACCGTCTACAAGAACTGGTACCAGGTCAAGAACACTGCCGAGGCGAAGCTAGGCCGGACCCTTGCCGACGACGAGATCATCGAGCGGTACGGCGACCAGCTCAAGCAGTACGAGGGCGGCCACGTCTCGGTGTTCGACCCCGTACTGGCAGAGCTGCTGGTGACATGGTTCTCCCCGCCTGGCGCCGCGGTGATCGATCCGTGGGCCGGTGGCAGCGTCCGCGGCATCGTGTCGTCCGCTATCGGCCGCCGGTACCGCGGCATAGACCTGTCCGCCGACCAGATCGCCGAGAACGACGAGCAGTGGGCGGCGGTTGAGCCGAACCTGTACAACCCCGGGCCACGCCCGGAATGGGTGCAGGGCGACTCCCGGGAGCTGCTCAAGACCCTCGATGCCGACTCCTTCGACATGATGATCGGCTGCCCTCCGTACTACGACCTGGAGCAGTACTCCAAGGACCCTGCGGACTTATCCGCCATGTCGACAGCCGAATTCGACCAGGCATTCATCGAGACCATGGGGGAGGTGGCGCGTGTGCTCATCGACGACTCATTCGCCTGCCTGGTCGTCGGGTCCGTGCGTGACAAGCGTGGAGACCTTCGAGATATGCGAGCACTGGTGCAGCGCGCCGTCGCGGAAGCGGACATGAAGCTGGCCAACGACGCTGTGCTCGTGCAGGCGGTTGGCTCTAACCGTTTCACGGCTGCCAAGCAGTTCACGCAGGGCCGCTCACTGGGGCGCACTCACCAGGACGTCCTCGTCCTGGTGAAGGGGGACCGGAAGCGCGCTGCCCGCCGGTGCGGTGAGGTCCAGATGGTCATCGACCCGCCAGCCGACGAGGACGGCGACGACTAGATGAACGCGGCGGAACGCCTGGCGCGGGATATGAAAGCCGTGCGTCTGTTCATCGCCGGTAAGTCCTTCCGCGCCATCCAAGAGGCATGCGGCTACAACACCCTGGCCGCCTGCCACAAGGCAGTCCGGCGCGAGATGCAGAAGTCGGAGCGCCGGGACCTGCTCCGCGACCAAGCGTTCGACGTGTACGTGGAACGGCTGGAGGCGCTGTGGGCCGCGCACTATCCGCGTGCCGTTGCCGGTGACACTCGATCTGCTGAGCACTGCCGACGCGTCCTACAGCAGGAGGCCCGCCTGTTCGGGCTAGAACCGGGCGCGGGCACCCGCGTTCCGGGTGGCGAACCGCCGGACCCCGACGGCAACGAAGACGACGAAGGCGCCGACGGCGGAGACGCCAGCGGCGACAACGTGAGTGACCTCGACGAGTGGCGTTCTCGACAGAACGCTTAGGGGACACACAGTCCCCAGGCTGTTCACACCACCCCTAGCCGATCACTGCGACCCGGACCTACCCGAGACCTGCGGATGCGGGTGCGGCCTCAACCCCGCCACCTCATGGGGCTTCGGCTGCATCGACTTCCTCGAAAACGTAGTCAACTGGGAACTTCTGCCCTGGCAGAAGTGGCTCTACGTCCACGCGTTGGAGAAGGGCGCCGGGGGCATCGGCTTCCGGTTCCGCACCGTCTGCATCCTGATCGCCAGGCAGAACGGCAAGACGCAGTGGCTGCGCGGACTCGGGCTGTGGCGCCTGTACCTCAACAAGACCGGCCACCCGATGGCGGGGAAGCCACCGGCAGCCAAAACGGTCCTGATCGCGGCGCAGGGTCTGGAGTACGCCGAGGCGACACTGGGCGAGGTCGTCATCAACGTCGACGAATGCCCTGCCCTCAGGCGCGAATTCGTCAAACACGTCCAGACGAACGGCAAGCACCGCATGCTGCTGACCGGCCGCCGGTCATGGCGTGCGGTCGCCGCCAACCGCAAGGGTGGCCGATCCTTCTCCGTCGACCTGGCAGAGCTGGATGAGCTGCGCGAGCACCACGACTGGCTGGCATGGGACGCCATCGTTCCGACAACCACCGCCCGGCCGAACAGTCAGGTGATCTGCGCCTCCAACGCCGGTGACAAACGCTCGGCGGTACTGCGGTCCGTCCGGCAGGGCTGCCTAGAGGACATCTACCGCAACGCCACCGCGGGCACCAGTACAGGACTGTTCGAGTGGTCCGCGCCGGACGACGCCGACCCGGGTGACCGGTCGGTGTGGCCCATGGCCAACCCCGCCCTCGGCTGGCTGCCAGGCCACGACGAGCAGTCACTGGCTGCCAAGTACGAGGCGAAGCGCGGCGACATCGCCGGATTCAAAACCGAGCACCTATGCCAATGGGTCGACACCCTGTTGCCCGGAATCATCGAGCCTGAGCACTGGGCGGAAACGATGGACCCGGACTCACGCAGGGCTGAGGGGGCACCTGTGTGGGCTGCCGTAGACGTCAACTTCCAACGCTCCCGCGCCTACATCGCCATCGCGGCACGGCGCGCCGACGGACTCCTACACGTCGAGGTCGTGAAGGCCGGACGCGGAACCGACTGGATTACACCGTGGTTCATCGACCCCGTACGCGCCGGAAAGTTCGTCGCGGTGGCGGTACAGGTCCGCGGCGCACCAGCCTCCGGCCTGATCGAGGGCATGGAGAAAGCCCAAATCCCGGTGCTGGAGTGGGGCGGCCCGGACCTGGCGAAGGCGTGCGGCGACTTCTACGACGGCCTCGTGCAACGGGGAATCAAGCATCGGCCCCAAGCGGCACTGGACACCGCCGCCGCATCAGCAGCTGCGAAATCACTAGGCGACGCATGGGTATTCGACCGCAAGGGAAGCCCGGTCGACGCCTCACCATTGGTCGCCTGCGCCGCCGCGGCATGGGCCGAATCCAAGGGGATACCGGAGCCAGACCCGGTACCTGAAATCCATGAATGGCCCGACGACGAGGAGATCGCGCGATGGGAACGAGGGGAGTTTGAGTGATCAGGTTTGCCGTAGCAACGCTCGTTGAGCTGCTAGGAATCCTCGCGATTGTCGCTGGCGTGTGGGTAATTTACCCCCCAGCAGGGTTAATTGTCACCGGAATAGGTTGTGTAGCAATAGGTTTAGCTATTGACCCGCCTCCTAGCCGTGAGCGGCGGACTGAGCAGTGAGCTTCCTGTCCCGCATCTTCACCGGCGCACCCGCGGTGGAGGAGCGGGCCATCACCAGCTCGTCGTTTGTGCCCACCCCGGCTGAGGATGCCGCGATGAACGGCATGTACGGGTACGGGTCCATGACGCCGACGGGCACCCGCGAGATGCAGGTCGCCGCCTTCTCCGCCTGCGTAACCCTTCTCGCCGACACCATCGCCGCGCTGCCGCTTGTCGCCTACCGACGCCAGGGCAAGACCAAGGTGGCCCTCGATCCCCAGCCCGTCATCGTCCAACAGCCCTACGTAGAAAACACGATCTTCGACTGGGTATGGATGTTGGTCGAAGCGCTAGCTGTAACCGGAAATGGCTACGGCTACATAACATCTCGCGGACCAGACGACCGGCCACGCGGCATCATGCCCGTCCATCCCGACTGCATCACAGTGGAGATGCCCGACAAGGACCGGTGGCCCAACCCCAACTATTACGTTGAGGGCAGCAAGGTCGACCGCTCCGACATCCTCCATATCAAGCGATACCCCATCGCCGGAGCGGCACTCGGACTGTCCCCCGTACAACGCGCAGCAGCAGCCGTCGGCATCGCCCTTGCCGCAGAACGGTACGGCCTCAACTACTTCCGCGACTCGGCCAACCCCAGCTCTGTCCTTGAGACAGACCTCGTCCTAGACGCCACGGCAACCAAAAATCTGCAACAGCAATGGATCGCCAGCCATGGCGGCCGTCGCCGCCCCGCGATCCTGTCCGGCGGGGTTAAGTGGCGCCCAATCGCCATATCCCCCAACGAGTCCCAGTTCCTGGAGACGCGCAAGTACCAGCGCGGCGAGATCGCCATGCTGTTCCGTATCCCGCCCCACATGATCGGCGACACCGAGAAGACGACCTCATGGGGTACCGGCATCGAGCAGCAGTCCACCGGCTTCGTCCGGTACACCTTGCGC